TTTTCTGTCTACTGGTGCTCAGTTTACTGAAGTATCTCTTACTGACACTAAAAGTAGTTTGATTGTGGGGAGCAATGGTGCTGGTAAATCCACCATTCTCGATGCCCTCACTTTTTCGTTGTTTGGCAAACCATTTAGAAAAATTAACAAACCACAACTTCTCAACTCCATTAATCAAAGTGATTGTGTTGTAGAAGTTAATTTTAATATTGGTAATAATAAATACAAAGTGATTCGTGGTATTAAACCAGCGAAGTTTGAAATTTACCAGAATGGTGCGCTACTCAATCAAGATTCTTCTGCTGTAGATCAGCAAAAACATTTTGAGCAAACTATTCTGAAAATGAATTACAAATCATTTACTCAGATTGTGGTGCTCGGGTCATCTACCTTTGTGCCATTTATGCGTCTTCCATTGGCAGCTCGTAGAGAAATCATTGAAGACATTCTTGACATTCAAATCTTCTCGACAATGAATGTCAATCTCAAAGAAAAGATTAAAGTAATTAACGACGAATTAAAAGATCACGAGTATAAACTGTCTCTTGTCAAAGAAAAGATTGATATGCAGAAACAGTTTATGCTTGAAATTGAGAAAAAGAATAAAGAAGACATTCAAGAAAAAGAGAACAAGAAAGAAACTCTGTTAACAGAATCTCTAAATCATGAAACAGAAATCCTCAATAACGACAAGGAAATCAACATTAAGACCGCTGCCATTTCAGACACGCAGACGCTTAAAGCAACGATATCTAAGATCACTACGATCAAAGAAAAATTGTCAACCAAACGAAAGTCTCACACAAAAGAGAAAAAATTCTTTGAGGAGAATGATACTTGCCCAACATGCGGTCAGAGTATCGAAGAGCATTTTAAACAAGAGAAGATCGCGCTTCTCTCGGATAAACTTGCTGAGGTGGAGAAAGGTGTGTCTGATTTGGGACAACAACTTTCCGATCTCCAAAGTAAAGAAGATACCTTTATTCTTTTGATTGATGAAATAAACGAACTCAATCTAAAGAACAGACAACTCAATAATGAAATTAAGTCACTTCATAAACGAATTGAAGAACTGGACGACGACATCAGAAAACTGCGGGATTCAGATGTCAGTCAACGAGAGCAGTTTTCAATACTTAAATCGCTCAGCGAGGACGGGAAGCGAATCCAAGAAACGATTTCTGAAACAAAAGAAGAAAAAGACTGCCTACTCACGGCGGCGCAACTCCTCAAAGACTCGGGCATCAAAACGAGGATCATCAAAAAATACCTTCCAACGATGAACAAGCTTATCAATGATTACCTTGATAAGATGGAGTTTCCAGCATCGTTTATGCTTAACGAAAGTTTTGAAGAAGTAATCAAATCACGTTACAGAGATGAATTTAGTTATGAATCTTTTTCTGAGGGCGAAAAGGCTAGAATTGATATTGCTCTGCTGCTTACTTGGCGTAGTGTTGCTAAACTTAAGAATAGCGTGGATACTAATCTTCTAATCCTTGATGAAATCTTTGACGGTTCACTAGATCAATCTGGTAACAGCGATCTTGGGTGGATTCTTAAAACCTTTGATGACAAAACAAATGTGTTTGTTATCTCTCATCGAGACAATATGGCAGACAAGTTTGACCGCTGCCTACGATTTGAGAAGCATAAGAATTTCTCATACGTCACGGAAGAGACATTAGAATAACTTAAGAGGGGTTGCTTCGGCACCCCTTTTGATGTATAGTTGATTCATCAACGAAAGAGACCGATGTTCAACGCCGAAGTCAAGGGCAATCTCGCTCGCCTTCTTGCTACCGAAAACCTGATCGTAGAGCACCGCCCTGTTGAGACGGCGATGTTTAACGTGAAGGATCGTGTGCTGACCCTGCCTATGTGGGAGAAAGCATCTGCCAACGTATACGATATGCTGGTTGGGCATGAAGTCGGTCACGCTCTGTATACCCCCGACAAATGGGGTGATGATTATGGCATTCCTCAATCCTACCTGAATGTGTGTGAGGATGCTCGTATTGAGAAACTGATGAAACGTAAGTTTCCTGGTCTTGCTCGTAACTTCTATGCTGGTTACAAAGAGCTACAAGATGATGATTTCTTCTGTATTGGTGACCGTGAGTTAGATTCTTATGCTCTGATTGACCGTGTGAATCTTTACTTTAAGATTGGCATTCATGCTGGTGAAGTGTTTGCTTGGAATACTGAAGAGAAGATGCTGGTGGATGAGCTTGCTAATGCCGAAACCTTTGAGCAAGTTGTAGAAGTTGCTCGTAAGATTCTTCAATATACTCAAGAACAGGAGCAACAGCAGGTTGTAGAAGCACAACCCGACCTTCAGCAATCTACTCAAGGTGGGGGTGATTCCACTCAAGGTGAGGGTGATCAAGGCGAAGGCGAGCAACCGCAAGAAGTGTCTGGCAATGGTAATCAAACTCAAGGTGACGGTGCTGATGCTAATCAACCTCAAGGTGCGGGTGAAGGAGCTACTTCTGGTGGTCAACACAATACACTTGAGTCTGAAACTGACAAGGCATTCACTGAGAATCAGAAACAACTGATTAGTGACCACCCTCGTTCTCATCATCTCAACTATATTGAGTTGCCTGATTTGAAAGTAGAAAAATTTGTTATTACTAATAAAGAAGTTCAAGAAGATTGTAATCAAACTTTTGGCGAGCAATCGCAATCTCTCTTTAGGGAAGTTGACAAACAGTATCTTACTTTTCGTAGTGAAGCTCAACGTGAGGTTAACTACCTTGTGAAAGAGTTTGAAATGCGTAAGTCGGCAGATCAGTATGCCCGTGCATCTACTGCCAAGACTGGTATCCTTGATACGGCACTTCTTCACACTTACAAGTGGAATGAAGATGTATTCAAGAAAATCAATGTGGTGCCTGACGGTAAGAATCACGGTTTGATTTTTGTTCTCGATTGGTCTGGTTCGATGGGCAACATTCTTCAGGATACTGCTAAGCAACTTCTCAACCTTGCTTGGTTCTGTAAGAAAGTTCAGATTCCTTTTGACATCTATGCCTTTACCAATGATTATTGGTATCACAAATCCTACGATTATCAGACTCAAACTCGCAACAAATCTCCTCGCCTTCAGACTCCTAAGGCTGGTCAAGTTAAACTGTGTGACCATTTCAATATGCTGAATCTTGTTAGCAGCAATGGGCGAAACGGTAAAGACCTTGAAGCACAACTTAAAAACTTCTGGCGTCTTGTTGTTGGCAACGGTAGTTACTCTGGTTACTCTATGCCTGCTGGATATAGTCTTTCTGGCACTCCTCTTCATGAAGCAGCAATTTCTCTGACCGCACTTATCCCCGACTTTCAGAAGCGTAACAAGGTTCAAAAGACTAACGTTATTATTTTGACTGACGGCGAATCTTCCAATATCAATTACTACACCGATCAGACTTACGGTAGCCGTCTTGGCACCAGCTATGTGAGTAATGATTGTATTCTGCGTGACCGTAAAACTGGTCGCGTATATCCTCGCTTTAGTGATGGAGGTTACTATGGTAACTCGGATCTTATCACCAAAGTATTTCTCCAGAATGTGCGTGATCGTTTCTCGGATGTAAACCTGATTGGTATTCGTCTGGTGAATGGTCGTGGTCTTAACACCACCTACAATGCTGAAGATTGTAAAACCGATTGGAATGAAGTTCAGAAGCAATGGAAGAAAACTAAGTCTGCTGAGCTGGTTGAGCATCTTGGTTATCAGGCACTCTATCTGATGGGCACCGATTCGCTATCTGCGAATAGCGAATTTGAAGTTGCTGAAGATGCTTCTGAGAAAGAAATCGGCAAGGCATTCACCACGGCACTTGCTAAGAAAGGCGTCAATAAGAAAATGCTGACTTCCTTTGCCACACTCATTAGTTAACCTAATCACTTGGGGGCTTGCGCCCCCACCCTCTTTCCCCTATAATACTTACATACGAAACAACCCACACCATGAAAAACTTTGAAGTCGCCCCCATCATCGAGCGTTTCGGTCCTGTCGTTACTGCTGCTGACCTTCGTGCTTATGCTGATGAGATTGGTATGTCTTATCAGACTCTCGCCAAGAAACTGGAGCAGTTTAAGGTGCATCGCGGCATGTGGCACCTGACTGCGATTGAGCAACTGGAGCAAACTTATAGTCAACCTGCTGTAGAATCTGTGGTCGAAAATCCTGAAAACTTTATTCCTGCGAAAGATGCTACCTTCGTCAGCTTTGGTAACTTTAGTGATGTTAAGAAGATTATTTCTTCTCGTCAGTATTACCCTATCTTCATCACTGGTCTCTCTGGCAATGGTAAAACTTTCGGTGTGGAGCAAGCTTGTGCTCAACTGAAGCGTGAGTTGATTCGTGTTAACATCACCATCGAAACCGATGAGGATGATCTGATTGGTGGTTTCCGTCTCGTTAACGGTGAGACTGTGTGGCATGATGGACCTGTGGTGCAAGCACTCAACCGTGGCGCTATTCTGCTGTTGGATGAGATTGACCTTGCCTCTAACAAAATCCTCTGTCTCCAGTCTGTGCTTGAGGGTAAGGGTGTCTTCCTTAAGAAGATTGGTAAGTATGTCAAACCTGCTGCTGGTTTTAATGTGGTAGCTACTGCTAACACCAAAGGTAAGGGTAGCGATGATGGTCGCTTCATCGGCACCAACGTGCTTAACGAGGCATTCCTTGAGCGTTTTCCTGTGACCTTTGAGCAGGCATATCCTACTCCTAAGGTTGAAACTGCCATTCTTAAGAAAGCTTCTGAGTCTCTGAATGCTTACGATTCAGAATTCGTTGACCGTTTGGTTGCTTGGGCGGAAATCATTCGTAAGACTTTCTACGATGGTGGTGTTGATGAAATCATCTCTACCCGTCGTCTGGTTCACGTTATTCGTGCCTTCAGCATCTTCGGCAAGCGCAAGAAAGCAATCGAAGTGTGTATTGCTCGTTTTGATGATGAGACTAAGCAATCCTTCATGGAGCTTTACACCAAGATTGATGCTTCCATTGATGCTCCTAAGACTGAAACCACTGAACCTGAACTGACTATTGAATCCTGATGTTTGATAATCTTCCTCGTCACACCCTCATCCATCTTAAAAATGGGGGTGTTTTTTTAGTTTACTGTAAAATTACTGAATATCATAGTGGTAAAGATGTTGACTGCTATCTTGGTATTCGATATCCAAATGGCATGGGGGGTGTTGACTCTTACTCCTCAAAGTGCTATACTAACCAAATAGATTCTGTTATCAAGGAATTTTAATTATGCAATGGAAATACAATGAAGACAAAATTCTCAAAGACGTTGAGGATTATGTTGTGACTACCTACCACGGACATTACTGTGGTGATGAAGAAGGATACGATGATATTCAAACAATTGATCTAATGGCAGCAAAAAAACTCGCTGCTCCTTTCTGTCAAGCAAACATTTTAAAATACGGCAGTCGCTACGGAGATAAGGATGGTCGCAACAAACGTGACCTACTCAAAGTAATTCACTATGCTATGCTTCTGCTTAACTTTGATGGTCACTACAGTCGTACACAGAACGGTCTACAGGAGTTTAAATGAGCACAGTCGCACTTTCCCAAACTACTCTGAATATTCTAAAAAACTTCGCCACGATTAACAATGGCATTATTATCAAAAAGGGAAACACATTACGAACCATTTCCAACGCTGAAAATATCTTGGCTGCGGCAAATGTGGAAGAGTCTTTTCCTCGGACTTTTGCGATTTATGATCTCAATCAGTTTCTCGCTGGTCTTAGTTTGTTTGACAATCCTTCTCTGGTCTTTGACAATGCTGATTATGTTACTATCAAAGACGGACGTAGCCGTGTCAAATACTATTTTTCAGATCCTGAGATTACGCTCAAGACTGCTCCCGACAAATCGGTAAAGTATCCTGGTTCAGATATTCAGTTTACTCTGTCTGCTTCTGATATCGCTGCTATTCAGAAAGCAACTGGTATTTACAAACTGCCTGATTTGAACATCAGTTCTGATGAAGAGATTGTTCTTTCAGTGCGTGATAATGAAGTGTCAACTTCCAACACGTATGATATTGTTGTTCCTGGAACTTTCGAAGGAACGCATTCTCTTGACCTAAAGGTTGAGAATATTCGCCTCCTTCAAGGTGACTATGTGGTTGGTGTTTCTAAGCATCACATTTCTGAGTGGAAGCATCTAAACCTTGACGTTACATATTACATTGCGCTTGAACCTTGATGAAAAAATTTCTGTGGGTGGAGGAATATCGTCCTCATACTATTGAAGACTGTATCCTCCCTGATTCGTTAAAGAAAGTATTTACTGGATTTGTAGAGCAGGGAGAGATTGCTAATCTCCTTCTGTCTGGTCCCCCTGGCGTTGGCAAAACTACAGTTGCCAAAGCATTGTGTGAAGAACTTGACCTTAGTTACATTGTCATTAATGGTTCTGATGAAGGTCGTTTCCTTGACACGATTCGAAACAAAGTTAAACAGTTCGCATCAACTATCAGTCTCACTGGTGGTGGTAAACATAAAGTTGTTATCATTGATGAGGCAGATAACACAACACATGATGTTCAGCTTTCTCTTCGCGCATTTGTTGAAGAGTTTCATAGCAACTGCCGTTTCATTTTCACCTGTAACTTCATCAACAAGATTGTCGAACCCCTCCATTCCCGTTGTACCGTCGTTGACTTCCGCACCAAAGCGGGCGAGCAGCAGAAACTCCAAGCGGCGTTTTTCGCCCGCTTACAGGGCATCCTAGACGCCTCTGGCGTGGCGTATGAGGACAAGGTGCTGGTCAAACTGATTCAGCGTTACTACCCCGATTGGAGGCGTCTTCTGAACGAAGCACAGCGCCACTCAGCAAGCGGTTCCCTTGACTCTGCTGTGCTCTGTGATATTGCTGACGTTAATATTGACCAGCTCATGCGAGCGATGAAAGGTAAGGAATATAATGTTGTTCGTCAGTGGGTTGTAGATAATATGGATAGTGATCCCAACACTATCATTCGCAAAATCTACAATGCTCTTAGTGAAGTGCTGGAAGGTTCTTCTATTCCTCCTGCTGTGTTGGTGCTTGCTAAGTATCAGTATCAGATTGCCTTTGTGGCAGACCAAGAGATTAACCTTCTCGCTTGTCTAACTGAAATCATGGTGGAGTGTAAGTTTAAATGAAATCACTAAAGACCCCTCTTCGTTATCCTGGTGGCAAATCTCGTGCCATGAAATACCTCCTCCCTAGGATGCCTAAGGATGCTACTGAATATCGTGAACCTTTTCTTGGTGGTGGCAGTGTAGCAATCGCGTTCACAAAAGAATACCCTGACATTCCTGTGTGGGTGAATGATCTTTATGAACCCTTGGTAAACTTCTGGCAGATGCTACAGACAAGACCTGATGGATTGTTTGTTCTCCTGGAGGCATACAAGAAAGAACACTCAACACCAGATACTGCCAGGGAACTTTTTAACTACTGTAAAGAAGATCTGAACGATAGTGAGAAACCAGAACTTTGTAGAGCTGCTGCTTTCTATGTGGTTAACAAGTGTAGTTTCTCTGGTCTGACTGAATCATCTTCATTCTCTCCACAAGCAAGTGACCATAACTTTACTATGCGAGGTATTGAAAACCTTCCCAAATATTCTGAACTAGTTCAGAACTGGAAGATTACTTGTGGTCCTTACTGGGATATGATGATGACTTCTGCTCCTGTAGGTACATTCTGGTTCTTTGACCCTCCTTACGATATCAAAGATAATCTTTATGGAAAGAAAGGAGAGCTACACAAAGGATTCAATCACGAAGAGTTTCATGCTTGGATTACTCAGGGGAATGTAAAAGATAAGTGGATGATTACTTACAATACCAACCCAACTCTCGTAGAGTGGTATGATGGTTACTATCAAACCAAATGGGATTTGACCTATACTATGCGTTCAGTGGGTGACTACATGAACGAGCAAAAAGACCGCGCTGAACTATTGATTACTAACTATGACGAAACCATCTCTAACGGAATATTTGAACTCAATAAATCAAAACAAGAAGTCGGTAGTTATTGACGAGGAATCTGAAAAAGCATATCCACCTTTTATCGTCAACAAGTGTCTTGCTGCTTTTCACGATACAGTTCTTTTTGCTAATGAGATGAATATGTATCCTCACTTGGACAAGAAGTTACAGTATGACTTTTTTATAAATAGTATCAACCCGCGCAAGCGGTTTTCGCCGTGGGCGAAAAAATCTCAAGTAGAATACCTTGATGCGATTAAGGAGTATTATGGTTATAACGACGATAAAGCTCTACAGGCATTGAGAATTTTATCAAAAGATCAACTTGAACACATTAAAAAACTTGTAGACAAAGGTGGAAAGAAATGACTCCTGATATTGAAGTAGAATGGAAGCAAGCTGATATGGTTGAGGTGACTCTCAATGAACCTGATGATTTCCTCAAAGTTCGTGAGACCTTAACCCGTATCGGTGTAGCATCTCGTAAAGAAAAGAAAATCTACCAATCTTGCCATATTCTTCATAAGCAAGGTAGATATTATATTGTTCACTTCAAGGAGCTGTTTGCCCTTGATGGAAAGAATACAAATCTTTCAGTGAATGATGTTCAACGTAGAAACAGAATCATTCAACTGTTATCCGATTGGGGATTGATTTCTGTTGTTAAAGCAGAAGCAATCGCTGATGTTGCTCCGTTGAATCAAATCAAAGTTCTTGCTTTCAAAGAGAAAGATGAATGGACGCTTGAAAGTAAATACAACATTGGTCGCAAAAA